CTTTGAAGGTACGTTTTGACCTATTAAACTTATCTGTTGTTTCATTATTTTTCATATAATATAAAGTTTAGGTTATTGAAAGTCAACATATAAAGACAATAACTGCCATTATTATTACTATTAAACAGGCTTCGGTAAAAGTTAAATCATTTTTATTATCCTGTTTCTTTGTTTTTCTGTCGGGTATATCATTTAAAAATGATTCCCAAGCATTAATAAACTGTTGCTCTTTATCTTTCATATCTTTTTTTCTTTTATTATAAATATCTGTTAGATTTCAAAAATTCGATTTTAGACAAACTTTTTTTCAAAAAAGCAAAAAAATAAGCACCACCACCTTCACAGGCAATAGTGCTTCAAGTTATGAAATTTCGTTTTGTATTTTTTTTAATTAATATACTGTATATCTTCTGTTTAAATTCTGTTTCTTCTGCTGAAATATTCTATCCTGCTTACTTGTAAACCGCTTTTGGGTTGCTTCAGGTATTGGAACTTTTACAACTTCTGCATCAACTTCAATTACGTTACTATCAGCTTTTTTTGCCTGTACAGTTTCTTTTTCCTGTTGTTTCTTCTTCCATTCACGATTAGATTTCAATTGGTCTTTATATCGGTTCTTGTCAAGTGGTCGAGACAACCAATCAATATTAAGTTTACCAACTATTTCATTATTTAAATAAGAATTGGAAATTATGAAGGGTAACAGATAATACACCTTCTTCATTATTGTAACACTGTTCACCGCTTTAATTTTCACAATAACATCATCATTTACCGATTCAGGTTCTTCAGCATTAATGGCTGCTTCAGTCACAATATTAATTACATTCTGTACTTCTTTGGATATTTTACCCTTCATTTCAGATACCCATTCAGAAGGAATTAATTCAACTTCCAAGAATCCTTTATTAATAAGATATGGAAGGAACTTTTTGATTGTGCGTTCCTGAATTCCGTAGGCTTTTGCTACCTGTTTCAAGGTTGGAACTTCATCAGTCACTTTCTTTATTTTAGCTAAAGTTTCCTTTAAGGATACCAACACGTTTAATGCACTTGCACTTGAATCACTTAAAATTGTCTTAATTACGCTTGTTTCAATTGTTACTTTCATTTTTATATGTTTTTTATATTAATACTCTTTTTAGTTCTTAAATCGTCTGAAAACAATCCTGTTATCGTTTGAATCTGTTGCAAACTTAGAACTAAGATTTCAATTTAAAAATATATAAATGTTAAAATATAGCTGTTAACTTACTTTGTGCTTGGAAAATTAGGAACGTTTTATTATATTTGCAGCATCTTAAAGCTTTTGTAATAATATTATCACAAAAGCAGGGCAAAGGTAATACTTTGAAGATTAACTCTCTTGTACACTATATTCAATCGAATATTTTCCATTAATAAACTAATAATCAATTATTTACCCATAAAAAATAAATAATTTACACAAATAAATATTCATTTTAAGCAGAATGAAAATTCACAATCAAGCACTTTTATGTATAAAAAATGTATATTTTCGGAGGGTTATGTATAGATTATTGGAATTTAGTTATATAATCATAAATCAATATTATATACTTTAAAATATGATACTAACATATTGATTTATAAGCTATTTAATAGATTTATAACATTTTCCTTTAATTCATCAGCCCAATTCAATTTTGAATTGCAAATTCTATCCCTATCTTTTCCATGTGTCACCACATTTAATACCACCTTCTTAATTCTTATTTCATAATCTTCAGTCAGTAGGAATAGAACATAATGGTTGAAGGTGTATTGTTTACTTTCAATCCGTTCAAACTTGGCGATATATATAGTATTGGTGTCGTATCTATTATCCGAAACAAAATTTCCAATCAGGGAATAACCACCCTTCTTAGTATCATCAATTCCTGTAATCTGTTTTACCCATACCAAGCTATCAATTGAAGAAGCAAGATGCAGGGTTCTTGCTTCGTATGCAATCAAACCCTGCATATCAGACTTATTTATATACTTCATATTAATTCAGGTATTCAGGATTAACTTTAGGTTCTTGGGTCTTTAAACAGTTCATCACATATTCATATATAAGATACTGTTTCATCTCCTGAATTTCTCTATCCATTATTTGAAGGATTCCTGTACCATACTTCTTTATATAAATTGGAAGCACTTCTTTATTATAGTGTTCATCAACTATAACTTCTAATTCCTGTATCTTTTCACTCTTAATTATTATGTTCATTTTTTAAAATTTAAATCTTGAATTATATCAGTCAAAGTTATTTCATAATATTTATTATTAAAGAATCCCCATTTAACTGATTCAATAATATCATAATTATCACTATCATATTCAAATAATTTATCCCAAAATTGGTCTAAATCAATACCATATTTACTTGGGTTATACATAAATGCTAAGTTGCTGTTCCCTGATAAATAATGAAGTTCATACTCCAATCTGAATGTAAAAGTATTTCCATTACCTCTTTGTTGTTTTTCTTTTAATTCTTCAATAATGTAATTATAAATATACTTTACCTCTTTACTATTTTTTCTTAAAATTTTCTTTTCCATTTTTTTCTATTTTTTAGTTTAACAATAAATATTCCCAACTTTTCAAAAGTTACACGATTCAACAATATTTTTTATTGCTGAAGAATATATAGAAGTGCAGCCTGTGCGCATCAGGCTATACATTTAATATTTATCACATAACTTAATTTTGATTGGTTGTAATTGATAGGAAGTGTATCTTTGATTTCAATTACAGTGCAAATATACGTTTTTAGTTTGATATATCCAAATTATAAACGTTAATTAATGTAATTAGCAACACTTGATTAGTTAAATATAAAGCCTTATACATCTTATTTGAGTTAATGTGTTTTAATAAACAATATGTCAATAGGCTTTATAAGTACTTTTCGCCCGACACTGCTAAAAATCAAAGTTTTAACACTTAGTACAGCCTGTAAGACACGCCCAAGCCAATATACATATCAAGTTTCTTATTGAAACATCCATATCCAACCCCTGCCTGAAGTCCTATATTAAACCGCTTCTGCTTGATGTTAGTAATGGTTGTAATGGTATGAATTGGATAAACCTGTATAGTATCAAGGCTTGCCCGATAGCCTGATATAACAGCCCTGTATGTTGAATCTTGGTAAATCTTTGTTTCAATTGGAATCTGTACAGGTACTTTGATTGAATCAGTGTTATACAGGGTATCAGTAATTACTTGGGTAATATACCTATATTGAACAACAGGTTTTATAATGGTTACAGTGTCAATCTTGGTAATGGTTATGGTGTCGGTTTTAAGGCTGTTTTCTTTACCCTTTCGGTTGGAATGATAAAGATATTGGAATACTAAGGATAAAGCCAACAACAGGCTTAAAACGGCAATTACAAGGTTCTTATTCATTAGTTCATCAGCAGTTTATTTTTTATTAGTTCATAACTGATTGGATAATTATTTTTCAATATCCTAACCTGTTCAAAATAATATTCTTTATCAATATTTCCTTTGGAATATAATTTGTTCAATTGGTTTACATAACCTTCTTCTGTTGTTATATCAAATGTTTCTTCAGTACCGTTTTCAACAGGATTGGAATCAGTACCACTTTGAACAGTACCATTTTCCATATTGGTATCAGTACCGTTTTTGACAGTACCATTTTCAACAGGGTTGGTGTCAGTACCACTTTGTGTATATTGTTTTAAAATGGTACTGTTTTCAATAGTACCATTTTCATCAGCACTTTTCAAAATGGTACTGTTGTTGGCAGTACCATTTTTATAATACTTATTGAAGGATTCCTTTGGGTATATCTTGAAAAATTCTGTTACACTTCTTTTTGAAGTATGTGCTTCTTTGGATAATACTTCTGTTGTTAACTTGATGTTGTTTTTTATTAATTGGTTAACAGCTTGCTTGATGTTATTTAATGTACTTTGTTTCATACTTGTTTGTTTATTATATTATTATTTATTTCAAGGCTTTTACAGCCCTGTTTATTACAATTGGAACAATCTGTTATTTTAGTGTAAATTGTTTAAGGAAAAGCCTTAAAACAGTGTTAAATCTTATTCTGATTGGAATATGTTAAAGGTAATTTGCTTTGCCGTTCAGTTCCAATAGTTGATAACTTTCCAAGTTATTTTTAATAGTAGTTCTGTTTACTGCCTTATAGTAAAAATCCTTATCAATCAATTTTTTTAATAATAAGTGTTTGATGAAGGGGAACAGTTCCCCTTTATCAACACTTTCTATATATTCCAATTTATTTAAAGAAGTATTACTACCTTTGAATTCATTATACAGTTCAATTATTCTTTTCTTATCACTGTTGGTATCATTAGTTTCAGCCTTCGCATTTTCTTTAATACTATCTTCTTTTAAACTATTTTCTTTATTACTATTTTTATTATTTACTATCTTCTTTATATGTAGGTCACATTCTGACTTAGGTCGGTCGGAATCCGACTGAGGTAGGTCAAAATCCGACTGAGGTAATTCGGAATCCGACTGAGTATTATTTTCATTAGAAACATCCTCTTTCAAATGTTCTTCTTTGTATTTGTCAACAAAAGCTATTTTATTATCAATTTTTTCAGTATTCAACCCATCATATACATATTTGATATTATCTAATTTTAAATTATATTTATTGCTTGCACCATCAGCACATCTTACATAATCAATCAGTCCCAATCTTTTTAGATTAGACATATATTTCTTTAATGAAGTCTGTTTGATATTGGTTATTTTAGATAAATAAGGAAATGATGCAATTGTATGATTCAAATTACATAAGTGAACAATTGTACTAAAAATTACAATTTCAGTAGGGTTTAGTAAAAAGGTTAAATTTGTATTATAAGATACATAATACTTTGATTCTTTCAACAATTCAGAATATGAATTGATTTTTGTTTTTGTGTTATCCATATTTTTTTTGATTTTATTTTTTATTATCTTGTCGCATTATCCAATTTTAGATAATTGAAGATGCAGGTGAATTGGATAACACAACTAAAGGATTCACCTGCACCATTAATTCAATAACACTTTATTGAATTTCAACTATCAAGGTCAAAGGCTTGCAACTCCCTAACCTTTATATAAATAAATATCTGATTAGCTTCAAAAGTAAATAAATATGTGAAAATAAATCATCTATTTTAGCAAATATACGACTTAGGAAACAAATTTACCACTTTTCAGTACCATTTTTATAACAAATCATTTCTTAAATAATATTCAAATAAATCTATATTTAGACTTATCTGATACTGATTATAAGGTTCAATAATATATTCTTTGGGTAGAATATCTTTTTCTTTCAAGTATTCCATAATACTTACATAATCATTACAGCAATACTTACCGTTATATTGCTTGTATATGTTAATGAAATTTCTTACTAAATTTTCAATCATAACTTAATCACATTTTACCCTGAATTGGCAATCTAAATTCTTGCAGCAATAGCCCTGCAACTTATTAATTTCCAATTTATTATTCATTATTTGAGTTTGAAGATTTACGATTATTCCCCTTAGATTGTCCAATTCCTTCATAAAATCATCTATTTCTTTTTCCTTGAATAAAAGTTTTTCTTCCAAAGTCTGAATCTGTTTCAGACACCATTCAACACGATTCTTATATAAATCGTCTGTATTTGAATCTATTTCAAGTAATTCTTTTCTTACATTCAAATCTCTTTCATCTTGAATTTTTGCATCTTCTTTGCGTTTAGTCCACCATTCTTTAATCAGTGGGAACAACCATTTATTAGCAGCGAACCAAGCAATAACAGAAGATACACCTGTTACCAAGTAGCCTAATATAGTTCCAATTGTTATTTCCATCATCTTTTACAATTATTACAAGTTTTATTTTTATGTTTGAAAAATATTCCTGATTCAAACTTTTTGGTTGCACTACCTTCACTATATGTATTTTTGCACGCACATTCATCTGAAGGCATCCAAAGCGGATAACTTAACCTGCACCTGCATAAGTAATCAATCAGTTGTGAAGCCAATACTTCAGCATCATTTTTCAGCCAACTTCTTAATTGGGCTATATCCTTTATATCAACTGATTTGGAATTTTCACTTTCACGTACGGTTACACCCTTATTCAATACAGTAGCCCATTTGAACGGTAATCCCTGATACACTGTATAGAATGAAAGTACAGGTGCAATTTTAACTATTAAATCACCATTTTCAGGGGTTAGTGTGTTGGTGCTTATTTGTTGTTTCAATTCTTCAGATAATGCAGTTCCAATTATCGGTTCAATATATAATTCCTGTGCAATTGAAAGATATGGTATAAATTCAGTTATTACCGTATTATCCGTTACAGGGGAATGAAGTTTAAATAACGCTTCATTAATCAATACAATTGGTTGATATGTGTTCTTTGTCATTAGTTTACAGTGTTTGTTTCATTATTATTTTCTTCTTTTGAATCAGTTTCAGGTGTAGCAGCTTCAGCGATTTTACCAATCACATCTAATTCTCTGATTTTCAATTTACCTGTATAACCGTTCATTATAATAAACTGATTTAAACAGTCTAATATATTTCTTCTTAACTGTTGGATAACAGTATAATTATATAATATGTAAGCATTTGTAATTTCATTTGCGTTCCCTGATAAATTACCTGAACCTGATATACCTGCAAGTGTTGGGCTTGTCAATCGGTGTGCACTGATAATCTTTTGAAATATTACATCATTCACATTATTATATAAATCTGCATTCTGCGAAGCACTGAATGAAGTAACAACAGGCTTTATTTCTTGTGATTCACCCCAAAGCACCATAAATGAATTTGCACCTTCACTACCACAGAAGTTACGTTCCATATCTGCCTGAAATGCTTCTTTTTCTTCATCACTTGGATTTGCAGGCATGGTAATAATCGTTGAAGGGGTAAACCCGTTATTAATTGAATTACGGTAAAACTTGGCTAATAAACCATCTGCTTCAACATAATCAATTGCTGAATAATATGAAGGTATTGGGTAATAATCCAATCCACTTGTATAATCTTTATAGTAGTACAGGTATCTTTCACCTTTGATTGGTTGTTCAGTTCCCCAACTTTTAATTCCAATCGGTGCTGTTCTTCCTGCCGTTTTCGTCCAATCGTTTGAAATATAATAGTTTAATATAATTCCAAATTCATTAAAATCACCACATCTTACTTTTGAAAAATCTGTATGATATAATGAAAAAGATGTACCATTTTCATTTACTATAACTTGAAAACAGAAGCCACCAAACATTACATAATCTTTGGTAATTTTTTCAATAAAGGAATCCCATGTATCGGTTTGGTTAGGTGTTCCAAAATAACTTTCAGTATCATCAACGCCATCACCCAATATATAAGTTACCTTGTTATCCAAGATTGCTTTATTTACTGCTGATTGATTATTAAGGTTGATTATTCGTTGTGGAAAATCGTTATTATCACCGTAATTAATCCAATTCTTATACTTTCTGAAATTGGGAAAAGTGGGTGTTTGTGAATTCAGATTTATATTGGTGTAGCTAAGTTTTATATCTTTCTTTGTCGCCATTTATTTCTTTTTCTAAAAAGATAAAAACAGGCAAAAAGAAAGGTGGTAAGTTTCAAATCCTTACCACCTTATTATTAATCCATTATTCCAATAACATTATATCCTTTGTTTCGCCAAACAGTAACAGGTTCATCATAACCATTAGTTGTATATAATCTGATATACTTTGTTCCTGTTGTTAACGTTTCAGAATGGTTGGCACTCCACAACATACTTTCAATATCCCAAGCAGTACAGTTTTCCAAATTGAAATAATCAGCAGAACTTTTACCTAAATTAGATATATAAAGTTTTTTCAACAGGTTAAAGGTTGCAGGGCTTGCAAATAACCTTGTTGTACTATTTATATCGGTTACTGAACTTAAATCCAACCCATATACTGCTTCTAATTTAGAATTCTGTCTGAACATATTAGACATAAATTTGCAATTAGATGTATCTAATTGGGGAACAGAAACCAATTCATAACAACCACTGAACATATTTCTTGAATCAGTTAATGTGGAACACACATTATTAGTATCTTCAGCAACATTAGTAAGATAGGGTTCATTAACGAACATACCACCTAAGAAGCTAAGATTGCTTACTAATGGCTTATCACCCCAACTTACCAATTCTTTTATATAAGAATAAGCAGAAGATTGATTTGCAATACATATATCTTCTTTATCAGTGGTTATTTGAACCAATATTTCCGTATTTCCCAAGTAGTTAAAGGATTTACTTATAACACCGCTATTATATTGCGTAACAGTTCCACCCCAATTAACAGTAATGGTTTCTCCACTTCTTATATAAATTGGAAGTGTGGAAGTAAACTCACCTGCTTTAGCAAGTATCTTAAAAATCAGACCTTCACCAATCGGTAAAGGTTCTGAATTATTAGATAAAAACTTTTTTTTAATTATTTCCATACTCTATATATGCAGCATACCATTTATTATTATTGTAAGTAAATATAAATTCCATTTCAACGCCATCTTTAAATTCACTTGGTGCAGATTTCCAAATCAAAGAAGAAGGAAATATTACAGTATAGTTTGAATTTACTGTAAATGAAAAATCAATAACAGTGTACTTGGTAACAGTAGGTAATGAAATTGTTGTATTTTTCGTTATCACTGAATGTTGTATTCTATCAGAACTTAATGCTAATGTACCTGTATTTGAAACTGTTTGTTCAACTAAAGTATAATCAACCATATTCTGAATATTGGTAATTGAAGTTCTAATATCAGAATCATCATAATTGGTTAAACCTTCCAATTTGGTTTTCAAAGCAGTTGTGAAATCATTAGTTGAAAGTCCTTTACCTGTTACTTTATCCACTTTACCTGATACTTTGGAATCTGTTTCAGATTTAGTATAGTAGTTTGACAAATCAACCTCACCACCTGCAACAGCTTCATCAATCTTAGCATCAACTTCAGACTTGGTATAAGTGTTTCCAATTAGGCTTCTTATTTCTGAATCATCATAATTAGATAATGAAGCAAGTTTACTTTTTTCGGCTGTTGTAAAGTCGTTTGTGCTTAAACCCTTACCTGATACCTTATCAACCTTAGTATTGTCTTTAGAATCAACTTCAGACTTAGTATAATAATTAGATAAGTCCACATCACCACCTGTATTGCCTGATAAAGCATCATAAACTTTTTTCAAAGTATTTATATTATCACCTGCACCACCTAATATTTCATTTTTCAATTCAAGTAACAGCCCTGCCAAAGTTTGATTATCCGTTATACCTGCTAAGAAGTCCTGAAGTTCTTTGAATGAATCAATTGCATCAGATACACCACCTGAATTAAGGAAGTTCTTTAGAGTTACAGCAATACTTCTAATTGAATTATAATTATCACCTAACTTATCTAATTCAGTCTTAATATTGGAATAAGAAGTAGCACCTGAAGTACCTGCCAACAGTGCAGCAAAATCTTCTTCCGCTTTAGTCGCACGTGCAACTTCAATAGTTAACTTGCCATCAATATTATCTTCTGCTGCCTGTGCTCTCTCGGCTTCTGCATTAATAGTATCATTATTGGCTTTTTCTGCGGCTTTGGCTCTGATAATTTCAGCATTTAAATCGTCTGCAACTACCTTTTCAGCAGCCTTTGCACGTGTAATTTCATTAGTAATTGAATCTGAATTGATTTTTTCCGCATCTTTGGCACGTATCACTTCATCATCAACCTTTTTATTGGTTAGAGTTTCAGCAGTGGTAGCACGTTCTACTTCTGCTTCAATTGCTGTTTTATTTGTATTTATTTTAGAATCTAAAGTTGAAACAAATTCATCAAACTTGGTTTCAATTCTTTCTTCTTCCGCTTTGGAACGGATAACTTCAGTTTCAATTGCAGTGGTGTTTGCCTGTTCTGCTTCCTGTGCTCTGCCAATTTCATCATTCAAAGAATTTCTAATAACATTTTCGGCTGCAACAGCACGTTCTTTTTCGGTTATAATTGCAGTAGCATTCACTTCTTCAGCAGCCTTTGCCCTCGATACTTCAGCAGTAATGGCATCAGCATTTGTTTTTTCAGCAGATTTTGCACGTTCTATTTCTGCTTCAACCAATTCTTCTGCCTTTGTTTCAATTCTTGCTTCTTCTGCTTTGGCTCTGTCTGCTTCTACTTTAACTTCGGTATCAATTTTGGCATTTAATACTGATTCAGTTTCAGTGGCACGTGTTATTTCCGCTTTAATCTTACTGTTAAGTTCCGCTTCTGCTGCCTGTGCTCTTTCGGTTTCGGCTGCAACTTCATCACCATTTGCATCAATTCTATCATTTAAATCTTTTTCTGCATTAGTGGCACGTTCCACTTCAGCAGCAATAGCATCTGCATTTGCTTGTTCAGCAGCTTTAGCACGTTCTGATTCTGCATTTACTAAATCTTCTACCTTTGTTTCAATACGTGTTTCTTCGCTTATGGCACGTTCTTTTTCAGCAGTAACCAAAGTTTCAATCTTGGTATCTAAAGTGGCATCAGCAGCCTTATATGCTGTATCTAAAGCCACTATTGCATCTGCATTTACTTGTTCAGCTTCAGTGGCACGTTCCGTTTCAGTAGTTATTAAATCTACTGCTTTCGCTTCAATTCTTTCTTCTTCAATCTTTGCACGGGTAATTTCACTTTCAATCTTTGTATCAAGTGCTGCTTCTGCTGCCTGTGCCCTTTCTGATTCTGTTTTAACTTCTGAAGTAATCTTGGAATCCAAAATACTTTCGGCTTCAGTTGCACGTTCCGTTTCAGCAGCAACCAATTCTTCTACTTTGATTTCAACTCTTGCTTCTTCTGCTTTGGCTCTGTCTGATTCAGATTTTACTTCAGTTTCAATCTTGGTATCAAGTGCGGATTCAGTAGCAGTGGCACGTGTTACTTCTGCATCAATATTACCCTGTAAAGTGGTATCAGCAGCCTTATATGCTGTATCTAAAGCACTGATTGCATCTGCATTTGCTTTTTCAGCAGCTTTAGCACGTTCAACTTCATTATTAATTAAATTAAGAAGATTGGAAATATCACCTGTAAAATTATATTTGGATAATGAAACTATATAATATGTATCATCATTATTTTCAATCTTCAATTCATCCTTATCTGAATCAAGTGTAAAAGCAATAACTTTTACATCAGTAGTTATACCATTATATATAACTGAAAGCAAATCATTAATATTATCTTCGGTTGCCTGTACACCTTCAATCATACAGTTTAGATAATTGAAGTTCAAAACAGGCTGTTCGCCCACTTCATTATCAAGCAAGAAGAATGAAATTGCACTACCTTCTATTTCGTGTCTTATTGTCCCTGTTTTATAGCCATAATACTTGCCATCAGGATATGAAAACAGGATATAGTTTTCTTTGAAGTTTATATTTATCATCTGAATTATTTTATCAAAAGATAAAACTTCAGATAAAAACAAAACCCACACTACAATCAGTGTGGGTTCAAACATTTTAAAAAACAACCTTATAAAGTAAACGTTACTTTGGTTGGATAACCTGTTTTAAAGTCATAATTTACAATTGATTCGGCTTCTGATAATCCTTTGATTGCTCGTTTATGCGCTTCAGTAACCAAGAAACATCTATCAGCGTATCTTTGTACAGCAGCCAACATTTGTTTTGCAGATTGAATATCAATTGAAAATTCATTATCATTTATCACAAAGGTAATTTCAGTTTCCCCAAGTAATGAAGCTGATTCAATTGAAGTGGATAATGCAGCACGTGTATCTTTATCAAACCACGCATTTAAGCCATTAACATCAAAATCATTAACATTATCTGAAGTGTCATAATCAGCCAATTCTTTCAATTTCACTTCTTTCAAAGTCTCGTTTGGGAGATAAGCAATACTATACTGTTTGGTAATGGTATCTGCATCTTCAACATAAGATTCTGTATAAGTTTGGTAATTGGCATCAAATTCAACAGGTGAATCAATCAGTTCTTTAAATCCGTACTGTTTCATCAATTCAGGATTAGCTTTGAAATTAAGAATTAATTCACCTTCATCAGTGGTATATACATTCTTTGCGTATTCAATTGTGTTGTCTATATTTAGTTTAACGTATATCATTTTCTTTTTTTAATTATAGATAAATTATTTATTCAGCAGTCTTATGTTTCTTAAATTACTTACTTCGGTAATGATAACATCATCATCAAATGTTATATTTTTATCAGTTGAACCACCGATAAACCCACTGCTTACTTCGTATATAACTGTTCCGTCCTTATGCAAGAACTTAACAGTTATATTCACGTTGATGTTAGGCGTGAAGGTTATGTAACCTGCACTTTCACCTGTTAAATATTGAAGTCTTAAACTTGCTGCCTTACTAATAACATCCAAGTAATAAGCATTATTAGAACCCCAAATCAATATCAGGGTTCTAAATATTGAATCTTTTGCTAAAGGTACTTCAGCTAAAGGTACATTTTCATTAAATAATAATTTCTTACTCATATTTTATATAACCTGCATACCATTTATTCTGTGATTTAATCCATGTAAATATGAATTCATAAGTAGCACCTTCAACAATTTCAGTTGGTGCTTCTTTCCAAACTGCATTATAAGGAAAACTAATTGTACTACCTGTAACACCTTCAAAAATCAAATGAAGTTCTTTAATATCATTATAAACACTTACAGGTAAACTAATTCTTGTATCACCTGTAATTACAGTATGTTGCGTTATTTTATTATCTAACAATATCAATCTACCACTTTCATCAGGGGTAATTTCCACATAACCCATCAAATAATTCATATTAATTCTATCAAAATTTGCCATTACACCTGCCTTTTCGGTGGTAGCACAATTAATTTCAACAGATTTAAGACTATTTTCATTACCCCATGCATAAGGAATTATATATACACCCCATTCATAAGGGTTTACCCTTATATCAGAAATTACATTTTTTGTACTACCTGTTTTTCCTTCAGAGTAAACGAAATTTTTATTATAACCAATATAACTTGTTTGTGCCGTTGGAATCTTATTATTAAGTGTTGATTCAGCAGCCTTTGCACGGGTTACTTCGGCTTCTATTGCTACCGTATTTGCTGCAATATCACCCTTAACAGTGGTATCATCATAATTTTCTAATGAAGCCAATTTAGTTTTTTCTTCTGTGGTGTAATCTTCAGTTGAAAGTTGTTTACCTTCTACCTTGTCAACTTTATTACTAACTTTAATATCCAATTCTTTTTCAGCAGTTCTTGCACGTGTTACTTCTGTATCAATATTACCCTGTAAAGTAGTATCAGCAGCAGTAGCACGTGTTACTTCGGCTTCTATTGCTGTCGTATTAGCTGCAATATCACCCTTAACAGCAGTATCATCATAATTTTCTAATCCTGCTAATTTTGATTTTTCTTCAGTAGTATAATCTTCTGTTGAAAGCTGTTTACCAATTTCTTTATCAACCTTAGTATCAAGTAATGTATTAGTTTCAAGCTTATTGTAATAGTCTGAAAGGTCAACATCACCACCACTTACTTCATAACCTGCAAATAAAACAGATAGCAAGTCCTGAATATTATCACGGGTAACAGGAACATCATTCACATGTATGTTTGAAATCTGTTCTGTTACTATTTTATTGTAAAATCTATTATAGAATGAAACTGTTTCAGAATCATTTTCAACTGTGTATGAAATTTCATTTAAAGGATATAAATCAGATTTATTATCAAATTTCAATTCAGCATATTTGGCTGTCGTGTTTATCTTCAACATCTTTATATTTTTTAGAATAGATAAAATTATTATTAATGGCAATCTTTACCTGAATCGTCTGTTTGAATTGCAATTGAAGCTTCACGGGTTAACTTATCGTACGTCACCCGACACACATAAGTATAATCAGTTTTATATGTTGAATGATTGGTTGTACAGGCTGCTTTTACAAATTTGGATTGTTCCCCTGAATATACTTCTTCGCCGTCTACATTATTAAAATTATAACCATCCTGTACCATTTCACCACCTTTATAGGCTTTAATTTCAAAAGTCATATAACCATTTCTTTTTTCTCCGTACCAATTAGCGTATATATCAACAAATATCTTGTCAGGTAGATTGGGCAAATGCTCTTCGCTGCATAAAGCAAGCATATCAATAAACGTGCATTCGTTACCTGAATCACGGTTATCACCACCATATTTAAGGTATTTGGTAACTTCTGTATTACTATTACCCTTCATATTCCAACCAACAGCCAAACCATCAATTGTAGTACCTGAAGCATCAACCAAACCACTGTTTACCAATTCTGTTGCAGTATCTAAATCTCTACCATCTTCAGTAGCCCATTTATATCTGTATGTTAGGAAATTGAAATCAGGAATCTTAATAATTTTTGCCGCTTCCTGTGTAACAGTGAAAACAATCTTTTCATCACTTGAAGTATCATGTGTTAAAGTAAATACAGCCGTTTTTTCTTCTTCAATATCTGATTCTAATACCCTTATTTCAAATGAATTGGTATTTGCAGTGTATGTGACAAAATTAGAATGTGAAATGTTGGTTATTAAAGAATAAGTACCTGTGCCACCTGCACACATTATTGATAGTCTGATTGAACATCCATCAGCCGAACAAATAACACCGTTTGAAGTGGGTGTAACCTGTTCACCTGTAACATCCATACCTGTTGATTGCAACACCAAATTCTGAACTTTCACATCAATTTCTTCCTGTGTATATGTATTTTTGAATTTATATGTACCATTTCCATAATTGGTGTTTCTATCAAACTTTGCGATATTATCACCTGCACCACCTTCGTTTAAATTACAGGTTGCTTTATCACTTGCCTGAATCATTTTCCAATCGTGTTGTGAATATATTGTAACATTCTTGGTTGTTACCTTTCTTGTAAAGGTCAACAGATTAGGGTTTGCAGTTATAGAACCTGTTATTTCAGGTCGGCATTCCATATAATTCAGTTTCTTTACAACATTACCACCTTTCAATATTGAATCAGGTGTAAAAGTACCTTCTGATTCATATTTGGATGAATCAGGATTTGATTTGCCTTGAAGTATCACAATAGCCTGTTTCTTCCCCGATATGGAACATAAATCACCATTAATATCAAGTGCTTCACCTTTATCAATAGTTTGTTTTACAGCATAAGTGGCAACCTGATAACCTGTGTTCTTATTTGAAGCATTCAATTCGCAATAAATCGGTTCAAATACAGGTAAATATTGGAATTTAGCACCACCGCCATTTACCATATAATCAGGATTTACTTCAAATAATGGAAATTGTGAAGATTTTGAAAGGGTAACACTGTAACCGATTGAAGAACCTTTAGCACCTGTTTCTGCTGTATAAATAAGTGGAACGCCACCATCACTGCCATATACAAAATAACGTCCTTCATTAGTTCGGAATAGAACTAAGAACTTTCTTTTATTGGTCTTTAGTATTTCAGCCTGTATTTCTGAATCAAACTTTGATATATAAGTGGTAAGTTCCTGTGTGTAGCCGCCATTTGCAAACTTTTCAGTAAACTTGGAATCATCAATAGTTTGCAATTCATACCATTTGCCTTTGATATAGATGTTATCAACATATATTTCAGAATACAACTTATCATCCCTGAATTCATATACTTGGAAATCATCAATATTAAGAACCCAAAGTGAATGAATCCCTGAAATTGAGTATTTGCAATCACCTGTTAAGTCTTTATTTAGCTTACAATTCATTTTCTTTTTTAAAAGAGATAAAAAAAGGTGATACAACCTAAGTTATATCACCTTATATAAACTATTTTCAATTCAATTAGTCTGTTACAGTAACAGTAGGTTGAAGTAATGCTCTTACCAATTCTTCGTCTTTAACTAATTGTGCAACTTCTTGTTCAATACCTGCCATTACGATAGTAAAACCGTTGGCATCCGCTTCTGCTGCACCTGAAGCATAATTATCAGAACTTGCAACCATTCCATTCAATCTGCCTAAACAAACTACTTTGTTGTTATTGTCAACCACGAAAGCTGTATAACGTCCCAAGTCTAAAGCTTGTGTTTCTTTAAGAATATTGGTATCATATTCTGTCATTATGAAGGTTAAAGTGTGGGTTCTGTATTTATTACTGTTACCACCTGCTGTTAAATCGTCCGTCCACTGCGCTGTACCATCAGCAAATTCCATCTGATATACTTTTTGACCTGTACCTAAAGTGATTGCTGAAATTACACCGTCAGCATCTTGTTCATACTTATTGGCAACATCAAAATTTGCCAAATAAAGTCTTTTCACACCTGCCACACGGTACATACAATCACGTGTTATATTGTTTGATAATTTACAACTCATTTTATTTTGTGTTTTCTTTTCTTATTTTTGAAACAGGGGTATATTTCAACCCCTGTATATTAGATTTAAGCGTATAATACTGCTTCACTTGGATAAGCGATTGCAACTCCAACTTTTAAAGCACCTTTAACCCATAATCTGTTTTCATTTGGTTTTGGGAACGTGCCTAATTCGATATTTGCAAAGTCAGAAACCAAGTCAGTTAACATTATCAAGTTATCTACATTTGCAGCAACCATTTGACCGTTTGTAATACCAACAGCAGGTACAATTTCTACGCCTAAGTAACGGATAGTTCCACCGTCAACTGTGAATGCTGCTGCAATTACTTGTGATTCAACATTTGCCAAAGCCATTTTCAACGTTCTGTAAGAGTTATAAGAAACAAAAATTTTAATTGCGTCCTCACCTTGTTGCAATACAGCTTCAGGAATTGCAATAAATACTTTTTCTAATTCATTTATGATGTTTGCTTTGGTTAAGGTTGAACCTGAAACTTTAATTGAATCGGCTGCATCATTCAAAATTTTAACAAAACCATCAAATTCATTATCATTAGCTGAATCGCCACCAAATAACATTCTTTCAATATCTGCATTTACTGATTTACCTACTATATCCAAACTTGCTTCACCAAGTGTTGCAGGTAATTCATCCACATTTGCGCCTGCCTTCATCTTGTCAACCAACCAAGTACTGTTAAACTTTTCAATACAATCTTCTAATTGAATTTTATAGTCAGTTACAGTTGCTAATGCTTCAGATAATTTCAGAGCTGCTGTTGGATTCCAACCACAATCGTTATTTGATTTTTGCAAAACGTTTCCATCTAAATCTAACATATTTAGATAGGTGCTTTTCTTCACGTTAGGAAGTATTCTAACATAATTTCCTTCTACAATCTTTCCTGTAAATAAGGCTTTTGTGAACCAATCAGGTTGTCTGCTTGCTTGGAAACTAATACCTGTAATATCATACATTTCTGCCATGTTCTATTTTGTGTTTTTCTTTTCTTATTTTTCAATAGATAAATCTATTTTTATTTATTACTCATTCTTAGAGTATAAGCAATCTTTTCTGCACGTGTCATTTTCTCAAATGGTTTAGCAGTAGCATTTAAGGCTGTTGGAACAACAGGGGAAACAGAAGGTGTTACTTTCTTCATTTCAGTAATTTCAGTGTCTTTTTCTGCAACACTACCTTCCAATTCGGCAATCTTGGCTTCAAGTTCTGCAACCTTTGCTTTTAATGCTTCGTTTTCAGCCATAACAGCATCAACATCCACTTCAGCAGGTACATCTTCCATATTTTCTTTATACTTTTCATCTTCAACAGATTCATCTTCTTTCTTTTCTTCTTCATTTACTGAAGCCAATTGTGCAGGATTTTCATTTGGAACATCAACAGGTGCAGGAACGGCTTCAGCAGGTTCAGTTTCAGCAACAGCAGAAGGTTTTACTTCAACAAATTGACCTGCATCATCAATAACTAATGTATTTCCGTCATAAAGCTTGTGTTCACCTGAAGGTGCTTGTTCGTTATCAATAGTCGCAAAACCATCTTCATCAACCATTACTTCTTTACCGTCATATAATTGGTAGATTCTTACATTTTCACCTGAATCGGTTGCATCAGTTCTTTGCACATCTTCAATATCCATTAGGAACTTGCCTATTTTACTTAAAAGGCTTGTTTTCTTGTGTTTTGTCATTTTATTTTTCTTTATTGTCTTATTTAGTTTTAATTCTTGATTGAAAAAACCTTCCAAACTGAATCCTTTTACCTTTCCTGCCATTACTTCATTTTCCCAATAGTCTTTATCAGTGACTTTATATGAAGCCATTAATGTACCTTTGGGTAAATCTTTGAAGCCTAAAGCATTTGATTTGTCATTATCAGGGTCGGTAACAATCCAAAGTTCAGTTAAGTAATTACCTTTCAATTCGGATTCATGTTGGTGTGTTGTGTGTTGTAGTGCCAATCCTGCTTTCATCATTTTATGGGAAATCTTTTCAATTTCGGTTTCTGAAAATTGGATATAATAAGGTTGGTTCTCTTCGTCCAATCGGTATATCAGTTGATTTGGTTTCAAAACCACACCTGTAAGGATTTGTTTTTTAGTGTCTTTGTTTAATAATACTGCCTGTTTTGATAATGTGACAAAATTTTCTTCAACGGCAGGTTCATCAACAAAGGAAATTGCATAAATTCCTGTTATGTCATTCAGGGATTCATCAATCTTACATTCATATATTGGAATTTTAGCCATTATCAATTTTTGATAATAGATAATTTCAAATAAAAAAAGGTGATACAGTTACCCATATCACCTTATTTATAAACTATTTTCAATTACTTGCACCTGCCAATTCACGTACTGAAGTCATTCTGCTTTGAACATCTTGAATTTCTTTCACTGATACGGAAGGTTTGAAATCAATTGAATTAATTGCTTCCAATATCCTGTTATCATTTGCAGTGGCAGCACCAACAGTATCAAGATTAGCCAATTGACCACCTGTTTCATATTGAACTTTGAAAGTCGGTGCAGGAATGATTGAAGTATTGCCTTTCCTGTTGAAGTAGGAAACAACATCATTAACCTGTATTTCTTTTCTTGACGTGTTTATATATTCAATAAGACCTAAGTTCTTTTGAGTTGAAACTCGATTCACAACATATTCGCCACCTTCAACTTCAATACCTGTATTTCCAACAGGAATACCACCGTCTTTGTGTCGTTTACCATTCAATAAACCACCATCTTCAAGTTTGGCAATCTGTGCTGAAATGATACCCGTTTGGATTGCACCCATACTACCAACCAAAGCAGCAGCCACAATATTTGCAGGGAATGGTACGCCTGCAAGTGCCTGAAGGACACCTAAAGCAGCCTGCGCAATACCTGTAACAAGCGATTGAACCAAACTTGCTTTTTTCTGTTTCTTTTCAATCTTAGCAACTTCCTTTTCACGTTTTTCTTTTTCCTTTGCCAATTCCTTTTCCTGTTTTGCAAGCTCTTTATTGGCTTCCATTTCACGTGAAATCTGTTCCTGCACTACAATAGCACGTCCACCTGTTGCGGTCTTGGCTTCTTCTTCAAGTTCTGCCAACCTTGCATTTGATTCTTCTTTCTTTGAAACAGCTTCGTCATAAGCTTCAGTTACTTCATCTAATTTTTCCTGTGCTTCTTCCAACTGCATATCAAATATACTTTGTGCAGCATCAAATGCACCTGAAAGAAGTTCGTTCACCCCTTCATACACCTTGCTAACCTTTTCTGCCAAATCAGCAAAATATTGTTGTTGAACCTGTGTTGAAGCCTGTGTGTTATCTTCAATATTCTTGTTGGTAACTTTGATTTTACTTTCAACATCATTCAAAGCAGCCTGTTTCTTGTCCTGCAAATCCTTGTATTCCTGTGAATCTTTGGAATATAAACCTGCCATATCATCATAATACTTTGATATACGGTCTTTGGATGAATTAAGGTTATCCAAATACTTGTTCAATTCCTCGCCAATCTTCTTATAATTGGCTTTGGTTGCATCCACATCAATCAAATCAAACTTACCGTCTTTCTTAACCGCATTTTTTGTTAGGTCTTGGATTGAAGTATAGTGTGAATTCATCAATTTCAATTCAGAATCAAGTGCCTTTTGTGTTTCTTCAACTTTTTTCTTTTTGGCATCTTCATTAATCTTATTGATTGCTTCAGTCTTTTCAGTTTCCAAAGCCACTAAATCAGCCTTTTGTTTTTCTTCAAGTTCTGTTATACGTGTATTCTTGGCTTCAGTTATCTTGGTTGTGTCCTGTTTTAGTTTTTCAGCCTTTTTAATCAGTTCAGAATATTGTTCTTCAACCTTTTTCTTTTCATCTTCATTCTTCTGTTTTAATAATTCAGCTTCTTTATCATAAACCAAAACCATTTCATCAGAAGTCTTGGCTGCTTTCTTCTGTGCAGCAATAAGTTTTTCCTCATTTGCAATTGAAAGTGCATAAGTTTCTTTGTTGAATGAATCCAAAGACTTCTTATATTCTTCAAGTGCCTTTTTGCGTTCATCAGCAGCTTTTTTGGCTGTTTCTGCTGCTTTCTTTGCATCTTCAGCTTTTTTCTTTTCGGCTTCTTTCAGTTTTTCGTTATACTCCCTGTCATAAGCCCATTTTTCACGTTGTACTTCCGCATACTTTTCTTTATCACCCTTATATAAGGAAAGTTGGTAAGCAAAGTACTTGTCATATAACTTTTTACCCTGTTCACTGTACTTGTAATCACTTCCATACTTAGCTTCATTATTCTTAATCAGGGTATCAGTTGTTGCCAAAGCACCTTCAACAAACTTCCTGTTTCTTTCTTCCGTATTTTTGACAATCTGTTTGTTCTTGCCTTCCGCATAATTGCCCATTACATCAAAACCCTTCTTGAATTCATCAACCGCACCACTGAAATCACCTTTCATCAATTTAAACAGGGCTTTGAAAGGTGCGACTATATAATTGGTGATAACACTTCCAATACCTGCCAAAGCAGCCTTAAACCCGTCTATTGGTGCAATCAGTTTTAAAAACCAATCCTTTATTTCTGAAAAGTTGGCAATCAACAAACCAAGCAATACCACAATCGCACCGATACCCGTTGCAATAAGGGCTTTACTGAATGTTTTGGTAGCGACTGTTGCAGCATTTGTTGCCACTGTATTTGCACCCTGTGCAGCCGTTTCAGCAGCTAATGAAGCGGTGTTCTTCTTATGGTCTAAGCCAAGTACCTTTAACGTTTTTGAATAAAGAAGATTGGTTGCTGTACCTTTCTTGGTTATGTTTTCTTGAAGTACCTGAAGTGATTGAAGGGTTGCCATCACACCCTGTAATTTTGCAATCTGTTCTGCTACTTCCTCACCCGAAACACCGAACATACTCATTACGCCTGTTGCAGTTCCGAATGCAGCAGTTAAAGATTCACCAATATTAACTACTGAAGCCAACCCTTTTGTTGATGAAGCATAAGTATCAACCGTATTGGCTGCTTCGTTAATGGCTCGTTTGGCTTCACCTGCTTGTTTGGCTAAAGTTTGGAATTCCTCACTTGCAGGGTCAACACCTTGTGAAATCATCAGTGCCAACTTATCTTCAAGTTCTCCTGCACTTGCTTTGAACTGTGCAGCCTGTTCAGCCAAACTTGCAGTTGCCTTTTCGTAATTACCTACTGAATCCTGAAATCTACCTGTACTTTCTTTGGCTTCTTTGTATGCAGCATCCAATTCCTGAATCCGCTTCAATAGCTTACCGCCAACTTCTTCAGATTCACGTTCAGATTTTGAAAGATTGTCGTACTGTTTGCGTAACAGTGATAATTGCGCACCCATTTGTTTTATCGAACCTTCAGCAGCAGTGTTAACCTTCACTTCCTGTTCAATAACAGATTTACGTTCACGCAAAGTTTGGGTTGCTGCAATCTGCTGTTTGGTTGCATCTTCTTCAAGTTTGGCAATTCTATCTAATGTGGCTTGGTATTGTTTTTGGGCTTTATCATCTTCAGTAACGGTTTCCGTCTTTTTCTTTGTCGAAGCTGTTACAGTGGTGTTGGAGTTATCCAACTGTTTTAAAGCATCCACCAAAGAAAGAACATCATTATATGATTTTTCTATACCGTCTATCTGAATGGTAAATATCTTTTTATCCATTATTCTTTTTGAAAATAGATAAAAAGAAAGTGGTGCAGCCATTACAGCCACACCACTTAAATCAATTCATTTTTCGGATAAGTTTCAGTTTGGTTTTATTCTTTTCAGTTATATCATACCCTTCAATACTCGATATATAATATAAATCACCATTCCACTTAACCAAACTTGAACCATCCAATCTATCATATTCATCAGGGGTTAGGTAACATTCTATTTCACTATAATTGGTATCGTTTGAAGCAATTACTGTGAAATAAGTGGTTAAGATGGTGTTTCCTTTATTCTTATAGTCCAATATTAAAATCTTATCCTTGTTGAAGGTGTTGGAAACATCAGCCAATTTCAAATCCTTACCGCCAATTGAAATATTACCTGCCTTATCGTTAAGGATTCCTGAATAATACCAAAACCTTTGAGCATAAGAAGTATATAGTTTCTGCACACCTTCGGAATAGTTCATACTGTCCTGCCATATCTCGTAATTTGAAATGATTGGCAATTGAACAGTTTTTTCTGTTTCATCACCAACTTTTTTTCTTATATCCTTATACCAACAATAACTGAAATTGGAAGTTTGGGTTAATACAGTGCCATCAACCGTACCCGTCTCAAATTTACCGCCACCATCTTCACCTGTCCTTTTATAACCTTCTTCTTCATCATTTATGGTAAACCCAAGTTCAAAAGCTGAAGGTAATCCAAGTGGGGTGTTGTTCCTGAAGTTTATATTGGCTTTATTTTCCAAATCAATTACAGAAGTGGTGTTAAGCGTATTTGTCTGTTTCACATCCAAATCAAAGTTTCTTAATCCGTTCATTCTTAAAGTCAGGTTGAAAGCTTTGCAAAAGTTATCAATCCATTCGTCTGTTTTCACGTCATTTGGAAGGAATTTTATCAAATCAATATCATCTTTCTTGAAGTTTGATTCAGTATTCCAATCCATGTTCTGATAACCGTTGCCATTATTGTTAATGGTTATCCAAGATGTGTCAGTTCTGAATGGTTGTACGTCTAACTCAAAACTCATTTTCATATATGCGCAACCCCAATTCCATTTCGTGTGGTCTGTATTTCGTCTTAAATCGTTCGCTTCCGCAACAGCAAGCAAAGTAATATGTTCCCCTTTTTCCAAATATACTATATGGTACAGTTCGCCATTTCCTATATAATCACTACTTTGGCTTATATATGAATTGGGGATATTATCAATATGTGTTTCGTAACGGTTTGATTCTCTCCAAGCCAACTCAATTGTATCACCACCTTCAACTTCTTCACCCGTATCAGGGTCTATTTCAATTTGTGCATCATCATTCGTACCCCAACACCAAGAACCGTCAGGATTATTGTAAGCCGAATAAATCTTTTTACTTTGAGTGTAAGACTTATCCCAAGAATACCCGTTTTTGATGAACATATAGTTTGCAGGATAGCCCTTCGGGTTATAGTCAGTATCATTATCAACCCGTCCGAAATGCAGTCCACATAAGAATTTTTCATCAGTCGAAGCATCAATAAGATGTGCTTTATATTCTTTGGGAAAATACTTTGGATAATTTTCAGGTGAATTGTTTGAAAAATCGCTGTTTTGTGGGTTGTTCGGTTTAAAATAAAATCCGACAATTGTTTTATTGGAAGTTTCAAAATCACCTGAACCATAATCCCTTACCAACTGAATTTCATAACGCTTTCTTCCAAACCTGTTGTTTCTTGATTTGTCCGAATGTTGACCTGCCGAAGTGAAGCGGTTTCCTGTAACACCATCTTCCCATTTCCAACCGCTGTTTCTTCCTGAATGGTTGTATGTATTATCCAATTCAATAGAACCTTTCACCTTTATCTTATACAGTCCTGATTTGGGAATGGTTATAAAAGCTTTTTTTCTTCTGTACCTGTCATCATTCCATTTGTCTTTATTGTCACTTGTGATAACATTAGTTCCTGAATCACTTATTGACGTGAAATTAACTTGGTTACAGTCCAATAGGTTGACTGTATAGAATGTACCCTTGTCTGTTTCGTTTCTTTCAATATTCCGTTCAAATGTTCTGCTGTCGTTGTATCTGTTAACAACAGATTCCCAATTCCCCTGAATGTTGAAACTGCACAACCTTCCCCAATTCCATTCCTGTACATAATCTTCTTCATTCTTATAAGAAACAAACAGGTTGGTTAATCGGGAATCTTCAAAGGCAGTTCCACCAAGCGTATAACCATTATTATTGAAAATGGTTTTAAGCATCTGCAAACAGTTTACAGAAGGTGGAATATCTTCAACACCTAATCTTACATATTCATCCCATAAATCCTTTGCGGTGTATTCACCAACCACTTCACCGTTTACTACCGCATTCGGGTTTGTAGATACTTTTGGCAATAAACCGTATAATGCAAAAGGAAAGATGCAGGGCTGTATCTCTGTCTTTTGTTTGGTGTTGTATTCTGTAATGGAAGGTGCAAAATCTGTGAATGGTATTATCCAACTTCCGTTTTCTGTAAGCTTTTTAGAACCAAAAATATCTTTGATGGTCTTTGCAGCAGGGATATATAAGTTACCCTTATAAGTATCTTCATCAATTTCTGTTAATCGAAACTTACCGTCAAACACTTTAATACTATCAACAATCAACAAAGCCTGATATTCATAATTGAATTTGTTCTTTACTTCCTCAACATTCGCAAAATTGAATATTGTATTGTTGGTGTTGGAAGTAGGCAATTTGATTGTGAAACTGTATTGTACATCTTTGGTAGTTATTTCAGAAGGTATAAGAATCTCACGTTGGAATCTTACACCCAATTCATAAGGGTTTACAATATCGCATAAATGATTATTGATATATAATTCGGTATTAACCATATCTTTTTGAAAAAAGATAAAAGGTGATACAGTTACCCATATCACCTTTACATATTATTACCCTTTGATAATACCATTAAACGTATCTGAAAAATGATATTTCATTTCAACTTGGTAGGTATCTTCATCATCATTATATTTCAAAGTCAAATCATCCACAATCACATATCTAAGTGCGTCCAATTCATATACCACTTTTGAAGCAGCCAATTCACGTAACCATTCAACCGTTTCATAATCCACCATATCCGACTGTATGACAAATTGTTCTTCAACTTCTTTTTTAAATACTGATTCTATTTCGGAACTAATCTTATAGTCAGGAAGAAGGGTTTTATAGATGGTTGAAACATCCGTCTTAAACTCTGTACTCCATGTACCGCCAAAGTTGAATGAATCCCAACCGCCTAACCTGTTCAGAAAAGCAAATTCATTTGTCCTGTTTAAACATTCAGGTACAACATTATATTTCAATTCCTTACTGATAGGTGTGTTGTCCTTGTTCAAAGCTACTGTAAACGAACCAACCGTTTTATTTGTATTCTTTTCAACAGTTTCAATATCAGGGTTCAATTGAACAGTGTTTACAACATACATTTTCTTTCTGTTCTTGTCCTGTTTGTTTACAGTGGTTATATATTCTCCTGATTGAGTATAATATTTATAAGTAAGCCCAAAGTTAAATTCAGGTGTTATGTTGATGTTATGCTGTGTATCAGATAATATAAAGTTGAAGTATTCTGTTTGACCTATCACATAATTCTTATCAGGTGCATTAGTCAAAGGCTTTATAACAGTAGGGTACAAGGTATCATATACATATTCAGACAAATCATTTTCATTTAATGTATAATCGTAACCATTCAACACATATAATACATTTGATATGTAAAAAGGAATTCTTGTTTCTCCGTTATAGGTTTTGGCAATATACCTGTAATCGGAACACGTGCCTGCATCCACCCAATCTGAAGATGTAAGGAATTCTGTTTTATATCCGATTTTCTTACTGATAAGGGTGTTGGTTTCAAACCAAAGTGAATCCTGATAATAATGTTTTGAAAGCGTGGTAACAAACGTACCAAAATCGGCTTCAGAAGGAATATCCTTCACACCTAAGAATACATCTGTATCTGTATATAAATCAAGTTCAATTTCTGTATCTCCCTTACCGCCATCAATCGTATCTGAATTTGATGAAGATGCAGGATTGCCATTCAAACGTAAAAATGTGCTGTTTAAATTCTCAAAGGTAAAGGTAAACTGTTCACCTGCACCTTTGGAAGTCATATAAATTGTATAACCGTTGGTGATATTAGTACCATTAACAGTAAAAGGAATGGTAATTTCAAAGTTATTCTTTAACCAACTGTCCTTCATCATCACAATACGGATGTTTTCAGCAGTTATAGACCTGTCAGAATTAAGCAGGTAAGTATTTGAATTGATGTTTTCTTTGATATTAGTTCCCCTGAATGTATGTTTTATTCCTGTTAATTTTTCCACAATTGAAAAAGTGGCTGCTTCAGGGAATTCTTCACCACCTGCATAAGTACTACCAACCGTCAAATTGATTTTGATAGGTACTTTTCGGTTATCTTTTGTTGAAAAAGTAACAAAGTTTGGATTATGTGCTAATGTAATCTTCTTATTTTCATCTACATTAGCTATATTGGAATTTGTAAAATAGCCCATGTTCTTATTTTAATCTTTAAAGAAGTTCTGTAACTCCGTTATTATTGCAGTAAACAGTTCATCAAAATACTGTTTTTCAAATAGTTCTTCAATATTGTTTTCAAGTGTCGCTAAAATTGGTCTGCCTGTGTGCCCATCACGCCATATTGCACGGGAAATCAACCATAATGTGCTGTTATCGGTTGGAATCCCATTCTTTGAAGCCCAATCCCTTAAACAGTCAATCGGTGGCTGTTTGCCATACTTCTTAGGTCTGTTCCATTCCAAGTACACAACATAATGATTGAAGAAGGTTTGGATTATCGGATTACCTGTTGCCTGTATCTTCTGTTCCATATCCGATTTTAAAGCACTGTTCTTTAATGTGTTCTTTCCAACCTTATCATTAATTGATATTGAATCATCTTCCATTATGATTGTTGCCAAAGTCAATATATCATTACCGATTGCTTCTACTATCTTTAATGTTTCCTTGTTCATCTTCTAATTGGTATATCAAAATCAGGAAGTTTATTTGTAAATGTTTCACAACCGTTTTCTGTTACTGTTATATCAAAGTCAGGTATGGTTGCTTCTTCTTCCAACTGCTTATTTTCATCAAATTGTTCAGGCAACAAACAAAGGTTACTGATATTCTTTGTAATCAAATTACAACTGAAGCGTGCGCCACAACAATTATTATCATAATAATCAGATAAGGTTAGATAAGTCCAATCAGGCTTAATGGTAAAATAAGAATCCTTATCCTGTTTTATTTTCTCTATCATATTCAACCCGATACTGAAAGCTAAAGATTGCAGGTGTTCAGTTGAATGTTCTGCATCAGGCACAAATAAAACGGAAAAGTTTACAGAGTTGGAAAACACAGAACCATTAATACCTGTATTACTTCCAAGTATAGGTTCTTCCAACCAAAGTAAAGGGTGTGGTTCATTACCTGCACCCAATTCATAATTCTTGTTATAGTAGAATGATTTTATTGTTTTGTGTGTGCGTGCTAATTCCCTGAATATATTTACTATTGTTTCAATCATTTTCTGAATAGTTTACTTTTTATTCTTTGAAAGCTGTTCTTCAAACTTGTATTGTGCTTCTTCTGCCTGTGCTTTGTCAAGTCTGTAACATAAGAAGTTGAACACTGTGATAACTGTTTGTGAAGTAACTTCATCAAACTTCTGTATTTCATCCTTTGTAATTTCGGCAATAACCTTGTACCAGCCCCATTTTCTGCTGAAGTCCTGATAAGGCTTGCAAATTGGTTTGCCTGCTCCACTACCTTTGAATAGAATGTTGTAATTATCAATAAGTTCTTTCTTAACTGCAAAAAAAAAGCAAGCAGGGGAAACACTTCATTCATCTTCAAATCTTGGAATAACTTCTTTCTTTCCTTTAATATTTTGGAATCGTATTTTTCATTCTTCTTCAAACAAACAATTGCAAGTATTTCAGATAAACGTGAATCATTACCTTCTTCTTCAAAGGTGGCTTCAACATCCACATATTGCGCTAAGGTCAGTTCATCTTTGACTGATACGGAATATACATCATTATCAATTACAATCTTGTTAGACGGTTTGAAATCATTTCCTGCAAAGGCAAAACTAACCATATTCAATACATCAGTGTAAAAGGATAATGGAAGGGTTGATAACAGGTCAAATGGAATGGTTGAAATAAGCGATACCAATTCAACTTCCTTCATCTTGGTATCAGCAACATAATCAAACCATTTTTCATATTCTCCCAAAGTGACATCATCCCAACTTTCGGGAACATTATATAATGTATCTTCTATCTTTATTCTTTTCATCTTCTGAATTTTGATAAAAGATAAAAGGCAGTGGAAACAAAAAAGGGTTGGAAGTTCCAACCCTTATCAATCAAACAGCAAATTTTGTTTTCATTACATCCATCTGTTTAAGAATGGTGGTATCAAGTAGCTTGGCATATCTCTGTGTCATTTTTATATTGGTGTGCCCCAATATCTTTGATACAGAATTCAATTCCACATTATTGTTTAAGAATAAAGTTGCTGCTGTGTGGCGTGCCACATGTGTATGAAGGTCTTTTTTAATCCCACATATATCACCAAGTTCTTTCAAATACCCGTTCATCTTTTGATTGCTTATAACAGGTAGTGTATAGTCGTATTTTTCTAATATATGTTCGCTGACGGGTAACAGGGGTATTTTACAATTGATACCTGTTTTGAAACGTTTGGTATCAATCCATTTATTGCCCTGTTCATCTTCAACAACATATTCCTTTCTTAATAATTTGCAGTCTATATAAGCCAAGCCTGTGAAGCAATTGAATACAAATACGTCACGAACCTTTTGCAAACGTTCAATTGTCAGTTCCTTGTTCATAAGGGTTGCAAGTTCCATTTCGGTCAGGTAATCAACCTTCACTTCCTGTAACTTGTATTTCACACCAACAAACGGGTTGATATTAATGTATCGGTTGTTCAAAGCCAAATTGGTAATCTTCCTTAGTTTCTTCAGGTTGCCAATCGCACTGTTGTTCTGCATCTTGGTTAGAAGATAGGTGAAGAACCCGTTTACAAAGGAAGAATTAACTTCAGACAAAAATATATCTTCACGTCCGTTATATTTCAGTTTGATGTAATCCTGCAAATGGTTGTAGGCTGTCAGGTGCTTAATGTAACTTGGCATCCGTACCGTTTTACCTGTTTGTTCCAAGAATTCTTTGTTGTGCTCCCTGTACAGTTCCAACAACATATATTGCTTTTTCACAATCTTACCGTTCATCATATCCTTCATATTGGTACAGGTAACAGGAATATCCATTTCAATAAGTTTGGTTTGGGCTTCATATACCTTTGACTTCATCAGGCTTAAAAACTCATTCAATTCCTTTGCTTCCGCACTTCTTCCTTTAATAACCTGCTTCTTGCAATCGAACAAGGAAGGTTTAACCTTTCTTGGAAGATTGATGTAAGTTCTTTCTGCATTAATGCACAAACTTAATTCAATAGGGGATTCACCTGCTTTGTTAGCTTTGGAAGGTCTGACTAAAAAAGAAACTGCAAACGTATTCATAACATTTAATTTAATTGTTAGTAAATCAAACGTTCTTATGAATTCAA